GGCAATCGAGCCTTATCAAAACTAAAAAAGGAGTTCCTATGGAACTAAAAATCTACTCAATCCGAGACAGCAAAGCAGAAATCTATAACGCACCGTTTTTTCAAAAAACGCATGGCGAAGCGGAACGCTCATTCAAAACCTTAGCAAACGATCAAAAATCTACAGTTTGCCAACACCCTGAAGACTTCGACCTTTGGTTCCTTGGCGTATATAACGACCAAACTGGTACCATCCAAAGTCTAGAAACACCGCAGCATATTGCAAAAGCAATCAGCATGAAAATTTAAATTTGACAGATGGGCCTACTTACAACTACTTGTTGTAAGTAGGCCCACTGACACCAACGGCGTCAAAAAAGGAGTTATCATGAACCCAATTCTTAAAAAAATCCTTCAAATCTTGTTGCCCGCTGTCATAGGCTCAGGTATCACATTAAAACTTACAGATACACTTCAGGTAAATTGTAAACCTGAAATTTCTCAAGGAGCTTAAAATGAAACGTAAAGGCATGAGCCGAAAAGGCTCTCAAAAACACTTCAAAAAAAACACAGGTATTCACAAAGTAAACGCTATGAATCCTCGCCGCTTTCGCGGTGGTATCCGACTCTAATAAAAAAAGGAGACGCACAGTGCCTTGTACATCTCCCCGAAAAGTCGGTTTTAAATCCGACGGTAAGACCATTTCTTGGTCTCCTAAAACTATTAGCAAACAATACGCAACATTTCAACTACCATGTGGAAAATGCATCGAATGCAGACTCCAATATGCACGCGAATGGTCAATCAGATGTGTCCATGAAGCACAAATGCATTCAAAAAATTCATTCATTACTCTTACTTATTCTGAGGAAAATATTACTGAACGACTAGATTACACTCATTTTCAAAAATTCATGAAACGACTCAGAAAGGCTTACCCAAATGAAGAAATATCCTTCTTCGCTACCGGTGAATACGGAGAAAAAAACAAACGTGCTCACTGGCACGCTCTTATATTCAACTGGGAACCAACGGACGGAAATTATAAATACTCTAACGAAAGAGGAGATAAAGTCTATTCTTCTGAAACTCTCGACAAATTATGGGGCTTCGGAATCACAGAATATGGGTCCGTCACACTTGAATCAGCTAATTACTGCGCTCGCTACGCAGCTAAAAAACTTATCCACGGACAAGACCAAGACCACGATTACAACCCAATTTCTAAAAAATCTCAGAAAAATGCTATTGGAAAAAAATGGCTCGAACAATTCTACAAAGACATCTTAGCCGGCTATATACTTCATGACGGCAAAAAATTACCTATTCCTAGATATTATATTAAATGGCTCCAAAAAAATAAACCATCAGACTGGGAGGAATATGTCACTAACACTAGAACAAAAAAGACTGAACTGGCAGAAAGAATGGCTCAATCTGAAACTCAAGAGTATATTAAATCAATTAGACAAAGAGGAATTACAGGCTCGCTTGTACGAACTCGAAATCAAATTAGAGCCAAACTCTCGAAAAAGAAATTCAAACAGCTTCAAGAAAATTTGAAGCTTTAACTAAAAAGGAGTTACCATGTTAGGAAACCGCAAAAGCCAAATGAGCTTTGCTCAAACACCAGCAGTTCATACTGCACGATCAATGTTTGATCGTTCTTTCGCTATCAAAGATACTTTTGACTTCGATTATCTTGTACCTATTTTCGTAGACGAAATTCTACCAGGAGACACTGCAAATGTTACTGTCAACACCTTTGCTCGTCTTGCAACTCAAAAAGTCCCTATTATGGACAACATGTACGTTGACTATTTCTTCTTCTTTGTACCTTCCCGACTTGTCTGGACCAACTGGGAAAAATTTAATGGAGCTCAAGACAACCCTGACGATTCAACTGACTTTACTATCCCAGTTTTAGATGACTCAACTGCAGTCACAGGATGGGAAGTCGGCTCTATTTACGACAAAATGGGATTACCAACAGGCGTGCCTGGTATCTCCAATGTCAACGCCCTTCCCTTCCGAGCGTATAATCTTATCTGGAATGAATGGTTCCGTGATCAAAACATGCAAGACTCTGTTACTGTAAACAAAGATAACGGAGATGATCCATTATCAGACTATCAACTTCTCAAAAGAGGTAAAAGACACGATTATTTCACTTCGTGTTTACCTTGGCCACAGAAAGGCCCGGACGTAACTTTACCTCTTGGAACTTCTGCACCTGTAATCGGTATCGGTAAACTCGACACAACATGGGACAATGGAGCCATGACTGTCTATGAATCTGACGGAACTCAGTCTACATATGCAAATTCTCAAATCATTACAGCAACAAACAATAAATACGTTTTTGGTGTAGAAAAACAAAACATCGGCGGTACTGATTATCCAAACATTCGTGCCGATCTTAGTGCAGCAACCGCTGCAACTATCAATCAATTACGTGAAGCATTCTTAATGCAATCACTCTTTGAACTCGATGCTCGCGGCGGTACTCGATATGTCGAAATCTTACTTGCACATTTCAATGTTCAAAGTCCAGACTTCCGATTACAACGACCTGAATACCTTGGCGGTGGATCTTCAAAAATCAATTCACACCCTGTTGCTCAAACTTCACCAACTTCAGGAAGCAATGCTCAAGGACAACTTGCAGCTTTCGGAACTATGTCATCAACAGGACAAATTGGTTTCACTAAATCCTTCGTTGAACACGGGTATGTTATCGGAATGGCTTGCGCGCGCGCAGATCTTACTTATCAACAAGGTCTTAACCGTATGTGGTCTCGACAAACTCGATATGATTTCTTCTGGCCTAAACTCCAACAACTTGGAGAACAAGCAGTACTTATGAAAGAAATCTACGCTAAAGGAACTGTGAACGACGAAAAAGTTTTCGGCTATCAAGAACGACATGCCGAATACCGTTATAATCCTTCACAAATCAAAGGAGAATTTCGTTCAACTTATGCAACACCTCTAGATTACTGGCATCTTGCCGAAGAATTTGGCGCAGAACCAGCTCTTGACTCAACATTCATTGAACAAAATACTCCAATTGACCGCGCTATCGCTGTAACAGGTGCACCACATTTACTATTTGACGCATATTTTAATTATAAACATGCTCGTCCTATGGTATCTCGCGCTATACCAGCAACACTAGGGAGGTTCTAATGATTCCCTTAATTGTCGGAGCTGTTACAGCTCTCGCATCTATGGCCGCGCAAGCGCGCGGCCAAGGGGATGCAAACGCAATGAATCATGATATGATGGGAGATAATCAAAGATTCCAAGCTGAAATGTCAAACACCGCACACCAGCGTGAAGTTCAAGACTTAAAAGCAGCTGGTCTTAACCCTATATTATCTGCAAATGCAGGAGCTTCTAGTCCCGCAGGTGGTGTAGGTCCCGCAGCTCAAAATCCCTATGAAGGTATGGCAAGCTCAGCTCGTGATTTTATTGCACTTAGACAACAACAAGAAAAACAAGATGTTGATATTAAAAACACAGAGCAACAAACAATGACTGCAAAGGCTGCTGAAAAACTAAATAATGCACTTTCATCAAAAGCCAATAAAGAAGCAGATACTCTTTCGTTTGAAGCTAAGGCTGCAAAAATTAAAGAATCTATTCTTGATGGAATAACTGGCTCTGCAAAAGATTTATTGAACAGAAATAAAAAAGACTCCTCAACTTCTCGAACGAGAACTAACACATTGGATTAAACATGAAAAAACTTATAAAAAATGAAAAAGGTATTACCATTAAAGTTCAAACTATCTTTCCGGAATCGGAATATAATAAACCCAGAACTAAACAAGCCTTTAAAGAGCAATGCGATGTCAACAATATCATCAAACGCTATCAAAATACTGGCACTATTACGCACATTGCCAAATCTCAAGGCATGTATACTGACCTACCTAATAGCACTTCTTATTTTGAAGCTATGAATCAAGTACTCGCTGCTCGCGATGCTTTTGATACACTACCCTCACAAGTCCGAAAAGAATTTGGACATAAGCCAGAAGCTCTATTAGATTTCCTGGCTGACCCCAAGAACGACGAACAGGCTATTGCCTGGGGATTACGCGATAAACCGCAAAAACTCCCCCAAGACTCTAATACTTCGTTAAAACAACAAGAAATTAAACCTGAGGCTAAGCCGAAGGTCTGACGGCGCAGGATGCGCCTATAAAAAAAGCAGAAAGGGGCCTATTGCCCCTCTTGCTTTCCTTTCTCTAAAATCTCTATTATTAAATTTAATCTATGAGCTAATTCTTTATGCTCACTTATAAAAATTTGTACATCTAAATCTAATTCACAAATTTCCCATAATAACTTCATAATCAAATTAATTTGCTTTTCAGTATAAATTCTATTCACAAAATCTCCTTAGTTATTCACACATTATTGTGTGTAAAAAAAACAACTCATGAGTTGTGATACAGTCAAGGTGTACTCAGGTCATCCGTACCTTTACGGCTATCACTTCATGATATAATTCATAAACACACTAATAAAAAACCCAAAAAAAACCCCAAAAAAAACCCCAAAAAAA